CCGATGATAGATATGATAGTTATCACAAAGTTGAACAAAGAATACCATTTGACTTAGAGTATTTTAACAAGATAACATCAGGAGGTTTACCCAATAAAACACTTAATGTTGCTATGGCAGGTACAGGTGTCGGTAAATCTTTATTCATGTGTCATCAGGCGGCCAGTTGTTTGTCACAAGGATTTAATGTATTGTACATTACGCTTGAGATGGCAGAAGAAAAAATTGCAGAAAGAATAGATGCTAATTTGATGAATGTCACACTTGATGATTTGAAACAATTACCAAAAGACATGTATCAAAGAAAAATTGAAAAGATTAGAAAAGTGACAAACGGCAAATTGATTGTCAAAGAATATCCGACTGCCGCCGCTAATACTAATCATTTTCGTAATTTGTTGAGTGAATTGAAACTTAAAAGACAATTTATTCCTCAAATAATATTCATAGATTATCTAAATATTTGTTCATCTGCTAGATTAAAACAAGGTGCAAATGTAAATTCCTATACATTTATCAAATCTATAGCAGAAGAATTAAGAGGTTTGGCCGTTGAATGTAATTTACCAATAGTCTCGGCTACACAAACAACAAGGTCTGGTTACACAAATACCGATGTAGGATTAGAAGATACTTCTGAATCATTTGGTCTTCCTGCTACGGCTGACATGATGTTTGCTTTGATAAGTTCTGAAGAACTTGAAGAACTTAATCAGATTCTTGTAAAACAATTGAAGAACAGATATAATGACCCTACAAGTTCAAAGAGATTTGTTATTGGCATTGATAGGGCCAAAATGAAATTATATGACCTTGAAGAATCTGCTCAAGCAGATTTGATTGAAAGAACTAATAAAAGAAAAGACAATAAATTGCCATGGAACAAGAAAGAGGAAGAAGATGTTCCTGCATTCGACAAAGCTACTGACAACAGAATGACAAGAAAAAAAGATTTTTCGGAGTTCAGTTTCACATGATTAAAGTATCAGCACCAGAAGGAGCATTCTCTATTGTTTTCGAATTCAAAGGTTATGACATTATTTTCTTTAGTGTACCTGATACAGATACGGAAATGATGTGTGATATGAGAGTTTTTAAAGACGGTAAGGATGTTTCTTCTGAATTTACAGACATTTTAGAACCTAACGCAGAGATAATGTATGATATAATGAGAAAAATAGACCAAAAATCCCTCCAAAAATAATTATTCCTCTCCTTCAAATAAATAATATCATAAATAGTTTAAGACTATTTTTTTAACTAATTGTATTACTATGCAAAAATTCAAAGAGTTTTTGGTAGAAAACCAAGGCGCCAATAAGCATTTAGAACACATCGAAGATGAAATTTTGAATGATGGTTTTGATGGTCTTAGAAAATCTATAACTTATTTGTTAACTATACAAAAGGCTTTAGAGGGTAATGCTACTAAGAAGTTAACTATTACGACTAAGTGGGATGGTGCTCCGGCAATTGTTGCAGGTATCGACCCGGTTAGTAAAAATTTTTTTGTAGCAACAAAACATGGTGCATTTGGTAAAACGCCAAAATTAAATTTTACTGATTCTGATATTGATGAGAATCATCCTGCACAAGGTCTTAATGTAAAGATGAAAAGTGCATTGAAGTATCTATCGAAGATAGGTATGGATGGTGTTTATCAAGGTGATTTATTATATTCGGAACAGGGAGACAAAAAGATAGAAAATATTGATGATGAGTCGATGATAACTTTTTCACCTAATACTATCACATATGCGGTGCCAATAAATTCAGAATTAGGTAAAAAAGTTAATGCATCAAAAATAGGTATTGTTTGGCATACAAAATATACTGGAGACGGACCTGTAAACGAGATGTCGGCAGGATATGAGATAAATTTAAATAATTTTGGACAAAGCTCTGATGTTTGGTATAGAGATGCGAATTATGAAATAATGGATGGAGTAATAAATTTTACAAAAGATGAAAAAAATAAATTTTCAACTTTAATGTCAGGAGCAGGTAAATTATTCAGAAGTTTGAACAAAAAAACTTTAAACGATATATCTGATACGGATGACCTAAATATTCAGATAAAGGCTTATACTAATTCAAAAGTCAGAGAAGGTCAGATAATAGGAAATCCTAGGGCTCATGTAGTTGGTCTAATAGCATATTTGAAAAGAAAGTTAAATGCTCAGGTAGAAAAATTAAAAACGGAAAAAGCAAGAAAAGCAAAGCAAGAAAAACATGATGAATTTATTTCGTTTTTTGTAGATAATAAAGTTGAATTAAGAAAAATATTTGAGATGCAAAATATTTTAATAGCGGCCAAAACGATGTTGTTAAAAAAATTACAAGAAATTAGTCAACAAGCAAAGACATTTATTACCACACCTGATGGATTTAAAGTTACAAATCCTGAAGGTTTCGTTGCCGTCACTGCCGAAGGCGGTGCGGTTAAACTTGTTGACCGTTTAGAGTTTTCTCGACAAAATTTTACAATGACCAAGTCATTTTCAAAAAAATAAGCCAATAAATTGGTAGGAGTTTTAACAAATGCAAAATTCAGAAGAAACAGTTCTCAATGATATTTCTGAGAAATTATTGAGAGTAAATTTAAATGAGAATGTAGATTCAAGGCTTAAAAAATTAGCTTTGTCTGGATTGATTGATGATGGTGATTATAGTAAGTTCATGAGATTGATGAAGTTACTCAATGAAGAAAAACCAATTCCTCCCGATTTGAGGAAAATGGTCACGAAACTATTCGAAAAACTTGTCGGATATTTAACTAAAGATAAAGTCATTTTGGCAAGTTTGGTTAAGAATATGAAAGACCAAAAAAGAAAAAAAGTAAGAGAGGAAAAAGAATATTTCAGCTCTCAAAAACAAGCATTTAAAAGAAAATATAAAATTTTTGAGCATGAGGGCGAACAATATTTTATTAATGAAGAAGAAAAAATGATTAGATTCGATGATGATGCAGTTAATCAATTCATAGAAAGTAAGAGGAGTAAGTGATGTTAAAAGAAGAACAGGCATTAGTTGATAGATTACAAGAATCTATGATGGGTATCGCTCTCAGAGAAGGCGCCGATGACCGACTTAGAAGATTGGCGATGGGCGGACTTATTGAGAAGAGTGAGTATTCAAAATTTGTTCGATTGATGAAAAGTCTAAAATCAAAAGACGAACTTTCTCCTGAATTAAGAATTTTAATTGTAAGAATGCTTGATAAATTATTAGGGCTTGTGATGGGAGATAGCTTAATATATCAAAAAATTCTTAAAAAAGTTAAAGGCGATAAGGCCGTAAGAGAACAGAGAGAGAAAAATACATTTGAATCGGTACACACTATTGTAGAAAGTGATGGTAAAAAATTCTATGTCGATGAAAATAAAGAACTGAAGCCATACACCGATAAGGCGATTAAAGATTTTATTTACGCAAACGAAATGTATGACCACTCATGAAATCATTACGTCATTTAATTTCAGAAGCAAAAAATGAAAATAAAACTGCCGTATTCACGTATGGCAGAATGAATCCTCCTACCATAGGTCATTTAAAGTTAGTGAAAAAAATGATAGGCGAGGCTAGAAGACACAAAGCCGACCCTTGGATTTTTCTTTCGCCTACTCAAAATGCCAAAAAAGACCCACTAAGTCCAAATCGTAAAATTTATTATGCGGAAAAATCTTTTGGTCCTAATGTTAATATAGATATACAAGCAAATATATTTACAGTTTTAGTTGAACTGTATAACAAAGGATACAAGAAACTTGTAATGATTGTGGGTAGTGATAGAATACCTGAATTTTCAAAAACAATACCCAAGTATAATGGCGTAGAAGGTAAGCCTCACGGTTTCTATAATTTTGAGAGTATTGATTTTCAGAGTGCAGGTGAAAGAGACCCCGATGCTGAAGGTGTGGCAGGAATGTCAGCATCAAAATTAAGAGGTTTTGCGGTTGCTGGAGATTATGACAATTTTAAAAAAGGTAATAATCTTAATGATAGAGATTCAAAATCTTTATATAACGAAATAAGAAAAGCTCTAAAGGTAGAGACTATGAGAGAAGAACGAAAAGACGAACCTAAAATAGTCACTAGGACTTTTAAGAATGATAGTTTAGTCATAACAGATTACATGTTAGAATCTTTGAAAAATAAATCTGAAAAATCAGGTATACCTACAAAGGTTTTAAAAGAAGTTCATCTCAGAGCATTGAAATCTTGGAAGAAAGGTCATAAGGCAGGAGTTTCTTCAGAGCAGTTTGCAGAGTCAAGAGTTAACTCATTTATAGCAGGCGGAAAATCTAGAACAGAGTCTAATAAAGATTTATGGGAAAAAGTAAACACATCGAATAGAGCGAGAAAAGAAGAAAAAGATATCGATAAATCTTTTGAAATGTGGAATTCTTTAAATGAAGTAGATAGTCGTGTAGATACTCCAATGGGAACGGCCATAGTAAAAGGTAAAAGTCCTGCTGAGGCAGAAATGACCACAAAGAGAAAATTTATCAGGCCTGAAGATAGAAAAAAAGTAAAGGCGAAAGTTGCGACTCCTACTGAAAAAAGATATCTACAAGATATGCCTGGTGATGATGAAAAACAAGAAGAAACAAAACCAACTTTTAGACGAATGATGAAAAACATCAAGGGATAAAATGGCAGAGCAGAAAAAGAAAATTTTTACACCTGACAATAATAAACCAAAGAAAAAACCTGAACCCAAGCAACCTCCAATGGAGCAACCAGACGGGTTTACTCAGGCTAATCAAGAACCAGAAAAAGAGACTTCCGAACCTGAAGCACAACAACCTGCTCCTCCAGACCCTCAAGAAATCATTCGACAAAAACAAAAAGACATTAAAAAAAGTCTCAAGGGAATGAAAAAGAATTTAGAGATTAAACTTTCAGGTAAAAAAGATGATGTTAAAATTTCTAAACCTAACAAAGAAGCACCTGTTTCTGAAAAGAAAAACGAAAGTTGGTCGGACAAGTACAAGAAATCAATCGATTGTAATAATCCAAAAGGGTTTTCTCAAAAGGCTCATTGTGCCGGTCGTAAAAAGAATGAGGAAACTGTGCAAGAAATGGTATCTAGACCTCATGTATTTGTAGGTGTAAAAGATACAGACCCTACCTCTAATCTACGCCCTACTGTTAGTTATAGACCGGGTAAATCGGATGATTTTATATTAATCAAACCTGTAGAGACTGATTTTTTCAATGAGAACTTAAAAGAACTTGTCAATTCGCCTTACGAATTTTTAGAAGAATTAGGAATGCATACTAATTTTGGAATATTGATTAGAGATAAAGGCAATGAAAAAGCAATGGTGAATGCTATCGCAAAAAAGAAATCATTTTCGACTTCAGGTTATCATGGCGACAAAGTTTATGCAGTAGATACTAATGAAAATAGATTGAGAAAGACTTTAGAAAGTTCTAAGATTAATGAAGATAAGAAATGGCATTATTATAATCTTGATAGAGGTGTTTATAGAATGCAAAAAGATAATAATGGCAAAATTATTGGAAAGATGCATGATAGACAAAAAGAAATGAGAGCAGGGTTTCCAAATGCAGATGAAGTTCTATCTACTACCAAACAAGCAGCGGCTAAAGTTGCAAAATTAAATGAAGCATTAGAGGAAAAGGTATCTGACTACGAAGACCAGATCAAAGCATTTCTTGCAAAAGGTGGTAAGATCCAGAAAGGTGACAGACCAAACAAGAGAAAAATTGACATGGTTACAAAAGGTTTCATGAAGAAGTATGGTGCAATGAAGAAGAAAGAGGCTGACCTTGATGCCAAAGACAAAGAAGAACTTGAAAAGATGATGGGTGAAGCCGTCATCAACGAGGCCTGGATTGATAACGATGCCAGAAAAGTCGAGAGAAAATGGTCCAAGATGGATAAGAAAGCCAAGAAGAAGTGGATGGATGGTGTCATGGCCAAGGCTAAAAAAGATA